GGTTTGACTATAACGAGTATGATATACCAGATGATATAGAAGCAAGATTAGGAGTTATTTAAAAATTTGAATTATGGGATTTTTTAATGTTATCAAGAATGAGGTAAAAGCTGCTGTAGGTTATCAACAGAATTTTACAGCTTTGTTGGAGGCTAAGGATATTTCAAGAGCCTTAAACTATATGCAAGATCGCTCCGGCTTTGCTGAAAAAGCCTTGCTGGAGTACAAGGTAGAAAACCATGAGGTTATGAAAAGGCAGGATAAAGCCGTTTATGATAAGAAAGGGAATTTTCTTAGATGGCAAAAGCGTTGGAAAATTCCTATCCCCTATCAGTCTTTCATCAATGAAATTGCGCTTGTTTTCTTATATGGCAGACCCGTAAAATGGACGCAAAGAAGCAAAGGTACTGATTATGCTTTTGAGCAATATATAAAACTGCTGGAGCATTTACGCTTCAACGCCAATGTAAGAGAGGCTAAACGTGTTGCTGGTGCTGAGGGTACTTCCGCTATGCTATTTCATGTGTTCCGAAATAAAGAAGGAAAACCAGATGTATTATTGAATGTGTTATCTAAACAAAACGGTGATGATATTTACCTTATCAAAGATCAGTATAAGCGTATGACTGCTTTTGCTTGGGGGTATTATCTGAATGAATCCGGCAATCGGAGCATTTACCATGTGGATATTTACAAAGATGATACGGTTTACTACTGTAAGCGTGTTAGTGTAGGTTGGGAAGTGAAGGCAATCCCTAATGTGATAGGGAAAATTCCCGTTATCCTCTTTGAACAAGAGTTAGAGCATGAAGGAACACAGCCCATGATACACCGTGTAGAAAGCATGGAATCTACAGATGCAGATGTAAATGATAGATTTGCTAACCCGGCAATGGTAGCAACCGCAGAAGTGCTTAACAGCTTGCCTAAAGCAGAAGAAGAGGCAAAACTATTCATTCTAAAGAATGGTGGTAAGATTGAATACCTTACATGGGATCAGGCTTCACAAAGCAAGGCAAATGAATACGAACGGCTGGATAAGCATATTCTTTCAAAATCTTTCACTCCTAACATAGATTTTGACAATATGAAGAGTTTGGGCAATCTGTCTGCTAAAGCTATCAGAAAAGTAATGCTTCTTGCAGTGATTAAAGCTGAGAAACGAAAGGAAACCCACGATAATTACATGAATAGAACGGGTAATTTGTTACGTGCTATTCTGGGTAATGTTTTGGACTACCAGCACAAAGCCGAATATGAAGCATTACAGTTAGGGCATGAGTTTCAAGAGCCATTCGGTGAAGATGTGAGCGATATTCTTGCTGATATATCAAAGCAGTATAACGATGGAGCGATGAGCCGACAAACTTATGTGGAAATGAGCTACCTTATCAAAGATGCAAAAACGGAAATTGAGCGTTTGAAGCAGGAAGATTTAGAAGCCATAGCTAAACAGCAGGAGTTAAACAGAATAGATGTGTTCGGTGGAGGTGAATAATGGCAAAGAAAGTAAAACTATCAGAAACAAAGTACCATTGTAGGGATTGCAAGCACTCTTACGATTGGCACGAGAAGGATTATAAAGGTGAGTTCTTCCTTTGTCGGTGTCCTTTCTTCAAATACTCTAAATTCTTAAACAAAGATCACTGTGAACACTTTGAGTTAAAGCGCAATGGCAAAAACTAAATACGTCAATTCCACGCAGCTACAAAAAGAGCTGTTTAAACGTACAGAAGGGTACGCAGCTAATGTACGTGCGATTTATCAAAACTACTTACTCCAGATTATTAACCTGGTAAAAGGTACGGAGTTGGAAGAAGGTAAACCGTTCTCTTTCTCCGAATATGGCTATAGTGATGAGGCTACAGCCATATTTAGAGAAATGTACAGCCGTTTGTATCAAGAGATAAGGAATGACGTGCAAAATGAATGGTTGCTTTCCAACCAACATAACGATGAGCTGGTAAAAAGTGTGTTCGGTGAAAACTCTATCAATGATAACCACTTTGCCCGATTCTTTAAGCGCAATATGGAGGCTATGGACGCTTTCTTTGCTCGGAAAACTGGAGAAGAAGGGCTAAGCCTATCACAAAAGGTATGGAGGTACACAGGACAATTTAAAGAAGAGCTTGAAAACTGCTTGGATTTGGCTATAGGAGAGGGTACAGGAGCCAACAAGTTAGCTTCCAAAATACAGACCTACCTACAAGATCCTGATCGCTTTTACAGAAAATTCAGAATAAAGGTCGGTGAGGATGAAAACGGAAATACTGTGTATGGTCGTGTATGGAAACGTAGGATATATGACAAAGAAACCGAAAGTTATAAATGGGTAGATGATAACCCAAAGAAGTATCATCCTGGACGTGGGGTATATAGATCTTCATACCGTAACGCCCAACGTTTGGCACGTACAGAAACCAATATAGCCTACAGAACTGCTGATTTTGAACGATGGGGGCAATTAGATTTTATAATTGGCTATGAAATCAAGCTGTCAAACAACCACCCATGCCATGATATTTGCGATGAGCTTGCTGGCAAATATCCCAAAACGTTTAAATGGACTGGTTGGCATCCGAATTGTCGGTGCTACATGATCCCTATTTTAGCTGGTGAAGATGATATAGAGGATATGCTTAACAAGATCCTGGCTGGAGAAGATGAAGAAATAAGCAATAAAGGGCAAATAACGGAGTTTCCAGATGAATTTGTGCAATGGGTAAAGGATAACGAAGATCGCATGAATGAAGCCAAAACAAAAGGCACTCTACCCTATTTCGTCAAGGATAACTATACGGATATAGAAGAAATCTTGCATCCTCTCACACCTGAGCAAAAACACTACAAAGGGCTGGTTGCTCAATATGGGGAAGAAAACGTACAAAAGCTATATGAGGCTTTCGATTCATTCAAAGCCAAAATCTCTACTGGTGATTTGGAGTACCAAATCAAGAAGCTAAAGTTTGAGGCTAATTGGGTTGAGGAAAAGAATAAATTCCCGACTTCTCCCGAAATGGTGAAAATGCTTAAAAAAGAGCTGGCTATAGTTGAGGCAAAATTTCAATACCAGCAAGCCGTAAATGCTGCCAAACCTATTTTGAACTATAAAAGCAAGAGTAAACCGTTAAATTCGATTCTGGCAGAACTGAATGAGGCTATAGCCAATGAAGCAACTGCAAATGAGATACAAGCCTTGACAGCAAAAGCGACTGCCAAAATACAAGAGATAGAAAAGGCTCGGCTCGCAAAGCTGGTTAAACAAGGTGCGGACGGATCTACTTTGGATCTTTACGCAACAGAAAAAGAAAAGCTGGAAATAGCAAGGCTCCAATCTGAATATGATAAGGCTATGGATCTATACGGCAGTCAGTGGAATAGTGAAGTAAGTGCTTGTTATGTCCGGCTTGCTGATTATAAAAAGGAGTTGGCTTTAAAGTATGTATCAAAACAAGGCAAGTTGGTTAAACTGAATGGAGAAACTGAGGAACTGGCAAAAAAAGCACTGGAAGAGTATATAAATGCGCCAGTTAATCATAGTGCTAATAACGCCATCGGTGGACGTTGGCAGAACTATAGTAGTGAAGCTGGAGCAATGGAGCGTTATAGCAAAAAAACGGGTATATCCGTAGATGAACTTGCTTTGATAAACCGCTATACATACGGCTCCAAGTGGTGTAATAATTACGGTTATGGTATTGTAGATCCGTACTTTGGCAAAATACAAGATTATGGGGGATTATGCCAAAAATATTATCCGGCTTGTAATGCTGCCTTAGAAAAAATGCCTCGCTATAATGGTACTGTATTCTCTGGTATCAGCTTTGACGCTATGAAGCTGGATAAGTATATTCAAGAAATGAAAGCGTGTCTATCATCCGGGCAACCCTATGTAAACAAAGCCTTCATGTCCTCTACTACCAATATTGATAGAACTGCTATCTTTGGAGATAACCTAATGCTGGTTATCAAAAGTAAGAAGGGTGTAGATGTAAAAGCCATTTCTCATTATACAAGTGAAGATGAAATTGTGTTTCGTGCCGGATCCCGTTTTAAGGTGCTGAATGTTTATCAGGAAGAAACACGAAAATACGGCTTTGGAAAAGGCTGGGTAGTTGAGCTGGAAGAGATATAAGAAAGAGCCATTACCAACGCTGGAAATGGCTCTGAACTGCCCTAAAGCAGCTATCATCAGCTCTCAACAGATGAAAATATACAATTTTACTTCAATAAACTAAATAGCTTCAATATTTTTTTTGCTCGTTTTTCTGATACATTTTCAGTTATATATCCATCTGTAGTGTAAAATCTAACCGTCCGAATTTTATGCGTTTTCAACAATGTATATACTTCATCTGGAATAATATATCTTGTTTTAAGATTAAAATGCTCAATAAAGGTTTTTCCAAGATTTAGGCTCCAATATTCAGCAACAGCATCCTCTTCATTGTTTAATGTAATGATACTATCGTTTTCTAATTTGAGCATTAAATCGGCTCCTTTTTCCATGCTATAAACTTTATCGCCACAATTATAAGTAGTCTTTAGAAGTATTGTATTATTAACTTTATGTAAAGCACAAGTAAAACCATCACTAAAGCTAATGTAATTTGTTTCAGTAATCCGATTTCCTGTAAACTCATCTGTTTCGTCTTTGACAATTTTTTGAGCATGGATAGAGTTACAAACTATAAGATACATTAAAAATAAAAATAACTTTCTCATATCGTACAATTTTATTGGTTTATATTCCATTAAAAGGCTATTCATAAACCCACAAAAAAACGTGGGCTTACTCTGTACGATCAAGAAGCCGACCAAAGCTCACAAACCTATACAAAAGTAATGCCCACGCTACACGGCATGGGCATTAGCTTATTGTTACTTGAGGTTTGTTTATGAAATTGGTCGTTTCTTGATCCTCACAACAATAGCCAATGCTATATTAGTTCATATTTTATTTCTAACTGCAAATATAGTGCTATTTATGAGAAAATTAATCCGTTTATGTTATTAATCTATGCACGACACAAAAAAGAGGAAGGTTTTATACCTCCCTCTTACCTGTTTCAAATGATTTCTTCCAGTTGGTTGTATCTCCTTCTGGGTTTGGGCTTTTACCTGGTAAATGCTCTGATAATAGTTGCTCTTTCCATTCCTTGTACACTTCGTCTAAAGGCTTTTTTGTGTCGCAAGCATCCAAGTAGGAATAATGAAACTCCTTCTCATACTCCCAAAAAGAAGCTGCCAAAGGGTGAAAAGTATCACCTTTATAAGGATTCTCTTTTTCTCCTTTGTACCAATGGTAATTTGAATAATCTTCCGTTATGCCAGAAAAGAATCCGGCTTTGTTCCAATCTTTAGTTACCCCCATTGTATAATATTATAAAATTGTTTGACTATCCTTATCATTTCATCAGGTAATCTTTTTAAGGCTTCATGTACCATTATTGGCGGTATTCCGAAACGTGCTTCTGCCAAACTTCCAGTAATAGCTCCTATCGTATCGCTGTCACCCCCTATAGAAATGGCTAAGCGTATGCACTCTTCAAAATTGTTGCCTTCATAGAAGCAACAAATAGACTGTGGTACTGTAATTTGGCACGTTTCATTAAAATTATTATGTTTTCTAATTTCGCTTAACAAGGGAATATCATAATATCCTTCTTCAAGATATACCTTAGTTACATATCCATGTTTGGGTACTTCTATAGCTCCTTTACGGATTTTATATATCAACTCTGCTATTGCTTGTGCGCCTTTAATACCTTCTGTATGATTGTGCGTAATTTCAGCCGTTTTTCGAGCCTCCAATAAAACAGTATCTAAATCATTAAACAGCCAAGCGGTAGGGCTAACCCTCATTGCTGAACCGTTACCGAAGCTATTATATGGTTGTGGATCATCTGCTACAATCCAACGAGCAAAGCTACCCCCATAAGCCCCTTTGGGATTCGGGTACTTTCTACACCATTCCAACAAGCTATCTTTGTAGCTTTTCTTATTCAATATTGCATCCGCAATAGCAATAGTACAAATCGTATCATCTGTAAAAGTGCTTTCTTCCGTAAACAACTCAAAGTTATAATTATCTGTATTGTTAAACTCAAATCGTGAGCCTACAATGTCGCCTATTATTGCACCTAACATTGTTATTCCTCCAATTCTGTTATTATGGTTTGCTTTATTTTTTTTATCTCGGATCCAGGGAATTTTACAGCTTCTTTTTCTGCAAGTTCTCTATAGCGGAAAAGGTGTACATCATCAAATGTACTGAGGTAATAGCTTGTAAATTGTGGCTCACTCCATTCACTCACATATTGATCTCCACATTGAATACAGAACTCGTGTCTTATCCTCTCTTTTTTCATAAACTACCTCCTTTTTTAAAATTACCTCTAAAAGTTTTTTTTCGCTTAATAAACCCCATACGGATTGTACAATACTTGTTTTGATACTCAACCCGACTTAGATCTACGTTCCAAAGACTTTCTTTCTTGATACCTATTTGTTCCTCTGAAAGTTCGTCAAAGATCGCAGCAATAGAGCCGAAATAGAAGTGTCTTTTCCCATTGTACGGCTCTCTCAATTCTACATGAATAACTTTCGGTAACTTCATAATTATTTATTTTATTGGCACATCTAACAAAACATACTGAGGACACTCGCCATTAATAAAATCAATCGTCAAAGCAGCAATAGCACGACTTTGCACACTGCTTAATGCCTCTAATTTGGCGTTGCTTATGTTGCCAGTTTTATTCTTTAGGATCTCTATCGCTTTTTGATAGCCTTCCATTATAGAGGCATTTTCAGGAATAGCCATTCTCGGATTTGCTAACTTGCTTTCGAGTTTAGCGATTGTTTCTATAATCTCTTTGTCTGTTCTCATAATACAAAAATAATTTATTTTATTAAGTATAACAAATAAAATGCTACTTCTTTTTACTTAGTAAAGTAACGTGCCGTTTTAGTTCGTTATGTAGATACTTGTTTTCGCTCTGTAGCTCTTTTATGATAGAATTACGCTTTTCAAGTTCTTTGTTATATCGTTCACGTTCAAATTGAGCAAACGTAAGATCCTCATTCCTACAAGTACAATCCCGTATATCATTGCTCAAAACAACAGCCCAACAACAAGGTATTAAGACTTTGCCAGCTTGCTTATCGTATATGTAATGGCACTTACTCATAAATTATCCTTTCATACGTCCTAAAAAAGACAGCTTTAATACATCGTATTGCTGACCTATAACGGCAAACTCCAACATAGCGTTATCATCCAAAAGATCGTTAATCCTTAAAAGTGGATAATCTTCTCCAGTACGGCTTATATATCCCTCTTGTGAAATATCATCTATTATGCGCTCATCATCGCATTTGCCAAAATAAGAATCAAGGCTGCTTATGATATGTTCTTTCAAATAAGCCTCACTATATACAGAAGCTATTTTATCCTGTTTCCTTAGTGCATATCTCATTCTTTAACTCCTTTCGGTTTATTTATTGGTTTCCAGTGGGTTATAGTAACTTCAAATTCGGATTCACTGAAATTGTCAAGATAATTTTCTATCCATCCGTATTCACCCCAGACAGATGTAAGATAACTGACTTCTACAATGCCAGTGGCTATTTCCTTGTACTCAATCCTTAGCAAGCATGGGGTATTCCGTTCCGGCACATCTTCCGTATTTTCTTTACATTCGTGCCATTCTTCATGCTCGTTCCATCGTCTTGCAATTTCTTCACAAAGAATATTTGAACTTTCCACATCACCTAAATGGATATTTGCTATTGATAAATTCCATCCATCTTTGATACATAGTTCCGCATCCATTTCATCCGCTCCGAATATACGTTTACCTCTTGCCGGGATACAGAGCATTTTTAATGTATCTGTATCTAACACACCTTTGGCGTATGCCCAATTCAATTTGATTTTCATTTTGTGCCTCCTTTCATTAGTTCGGGGTTGTCATGGATGTTCCCTATAATCTCGCAATATAATTCTGTGTCTTTTGAACCGATATATCCTACAGCCCCAATGGTAGGGATTTTGTCGAGAATAAACGCTCCTAATTGTTCTTCGTATTCAACTTCAACCATTTCATTAAAATCGTAATCAAATAATATATCCCCTTCATAGATTTCCTTGCCGTTCTTGTCGTGTAAGCCTGTGAACTGCCCTACAGTGTCTGCATCTATGCGCCAGTCATCCATTTTCGATGAATGATTGTTACGAGAAGTAAGAATGTTGTATTCACCATCAGGGTAAATGATAAGTGAACCGCATACCCATTCTTTAGTGTCGGTAATGCGACCTCTAAATTTAATTTTTCTCATTGTTTCCCTCCTGTATTTGTTTGATTTTTAATTTCATTCTTTCTTCTGCCTCCTTTATGTTTGCTATTTTAGTTTCAAGTTTCTCACGAGCTTTCAATAAATCCGTATCGGTATTCTCATCGAAAAATAGATTATTAGCCTTATTGTAGACTACATATTTATCAATTTTGCGTTGAGCCTTTGTAACCTGAGCCTTTGCCGATATAAGCCGATTCAAATCCTTATTCAGTTGTATGTTGTTACCAAAACGCTTATCATAGAAATGCAACGTGTATCGTACACATCCTTTAGGATATTGGCAAACAAGTTTTGCCTTTCTCCATTCTATTACCCACTTTCTATGTTCGTAAACTTCACGTGGTAAATCGTAACTGAATAGATGTACATAATCATAGTTATTACTTTCATCTTTGCGCTCGAAATTCACAAATACCCAACGTTGAACATCTAATTCCTTTTCAGCTTTGGCATAATCCTTTGCCATCTGTATAAAGTAGTCTATGCTTTCTTGTGTCATTTCAACAGTTGTTTTCCTGCTGCTTTTGCAGCCATTTTACACCTTTCTTAAATCCTTCTACAAACGAATCTGAGCAAACCCTTTGTATTTCGGGCAAACAAACACCTCTACTTCGATTTAGAGGACACGTAGCGCAAGCCTGGCTTCGTCCGTTGGCTTGCTTTGCTGCTTTAGTTATTCCTTTCATAATTTCGACAACCATTGTTCATAAATACGTGTGGCTATCTGAGCCATCATTACGGGTGGAACACTCATACCACAAATGTAGTGTGGCGATAAACCACAAAAATTGTAGTCTTGTGGAAACGTGGATATATTACATACCTCAGAAGTGGATAGATAGACGGGGCTTTTAAAAGGTATGGTGCTATCTACATGGGCTGTCAAAGTATTGCAAACCTTATCTTCATATAGGTAATTTTGATTGAAAAAACCTCTTTTACCAGTCAGTTTAAGATAAGCTGCTGACATATCTATATCACCTTCTTTTCTGTTATCAAACATTTCTTTCATGCGTTTTCCGTATGGTTTACCCATGTAATCCGCAAATCCTCCATAGAAAATTTTCGGCTCGTTAAAGTCCATGTTAATATATGGCTCAACATTGAATAGGTCTGATATCTTTAAAAAATGCACGCCCAAATCATGCCTAATACATACAAAGAATACTCGGTTTCGTATTTGTGGAACACCCATTTTTGACGCATCAAGAAGGAAATGCTGACAATAATAGCCAGCGTTATCAAAATCTTTATATATGCGCCTAACATAGTCTATTGCACTTCCCATAAGTAAACCTTTCACATTTTCGGCTACTACAACTTTTGGTTGCAATACCTTTGCTAAAGCTATGAAATCAAAGAAAAGCGTATCAAGAACTTGTGCAGACTGCCCCTCTCTGAATTTCTTTTCTTTACCCCAATCCTTTTCACGATTCCCGGCAATGGAGAAGGTGGAGCATGGGGGAGAACCGTCCAAAATATCCAAATTGTAAAGATCGGGCGGTAGCTCTCTCTCTCTCTCTCTCTCTCTCAATGTTCGTATATCTTCCAAAAAATTATATCGGGGTGAGTGGTTAGCCACATAGCACCGATTAACCTTTGCGTCTATCTCATTGCAGCCAATTACATCAAATCCGGCTAACTTGTACCCCATTGTAGAGCCACCACCACACGCAAAGCAAGAAAATACCTTGCCTTTATCATTCGTGAATTTGGCTTCTGAAAGCCTCCAATTATAGGGGAATTTATGTTTTTGCATTTCCATATTCTTTATTGAATATTTTGATTTATGTAGTTCACTATCTTTTCCAACTTGCTTGAAGCAAACAAACAATTATTAAGTTTTCGCTTTCCTTCTTTCCATTCATGGAATAATTGGTAATATGGTGGATTTAACGTCTTATTAATTTGTATGCGATAGCAATTAGTATCGTATTCAGTTCTCAGGTTTTCTATATATTCGTCTGAATCTTCTGAATCAGTTACAAAAACCATTTTATCTGTAGAAAGAATCATAAGTCGTTTAATGTTTATCAATAGGTGCTGTTTATAGGCACGATTAATTTATAAGTCGCTTCGTTGGGGAAACCGTCTTTTATGGCTTCTTCAATCTCGCTGGCTGATGGTACACTTATTCGTTTCCCAAATTCAATTTTGCCCAAGCGTTTTCCCTTGTGATCGAAAATTATAT